TCCCTTCACAATTGACAGCTGATTCTTGGTCTGTCGGTAGATCTCAGAGCTCGAGAGTGCCTTTGGAGAGTTGTTGTACTGGTTGAACTCGAGAGTCGTCCCAGTAGCAGCAAGTTGCTCTACAGCAGCGTTCTGCTTGACAACTTCTGCCGCTGCAGCGATGGATGTCGCGTTCTGAGCCGACGTTGTAGGTGCGATGCTCTTAGGTGCAAGAATATCGCTCATCTCCAAAGCCTTCTTACGGAACGCGTCTAGATCCAACACAGGTGCAATCACTGGGTTAAGATCAACCTCACCCGAAAGAGCATCCGCCAGTCCACTCATCGAGTCCTTTACTGTATTGAGAGCAGTCGCAGCGAGATTCTCAGCAGAGGAACCGACATACTTCGAATATGAATCAATACCGATGACCATACCCTTGTCGATGTCCTGACCAAGCACCATGAACTTCTTGGACGGCGAGTTACCCAGCAACCAGTTCTTGGCTGAACTGAGAGCATTCTTCGCCATGTTTACTGCAGCGTCCTTGACGGCGCCAATACCTGCTCCAATGCCATTGACTAGACCCTTGACAATGGATACAGCAATCTCTCCACCAGCCTTACCAAGAGCAGCAGCATTGTCGTCAATTGCCTTGGAAAGACCATTCAAGAACTTGATGAGTGCCTTTGCAGCACCATCGGCAAGCTTGTATGCGTTATCGGCTATACCCTTCAAGAATGCAAGAATCACGTCCACAGCCGCTGAAATAAGATCTGGTAGTTTCCTCGCAATACCTGTGAGAATGCCAGTAGCAATCGTCATACCAGCAGTCACAAGTTTCGGAATATACCAGATCGCCAAGGCAATCAAACCATCTATAACTACCTTGAGTGTTTGCAGGATCTTTGGTGTCAATATAATCACAGCATTCATCAGACCAACAAGAAGGACGATAATAGCTGCGATAATCGCTGGTGCAGCAGAAATAATAGCTGCAGAGAATGAAACTAGAGCAACCCTAAGACCTTCCATCATCATTGGAATAAGACCGATGACAGTTGCCAGAATTGCAGTCAATGCCGCGGTTCCCATTGATCCTGCTGCGATGAGCAGAGTAATGGCTGTTGCAAATGCCAGTACACCTACGCCCGCGAGAGCAAGACCAATACCAAGTAGTGCTACTGCTGCACCGAGACCAATCATGGATGGAATAACTGGTGTAAGGAGAAGCGCTGCGAGTCCAATAATTGCAAATGCTCCTGCAAGAGTGACAAGACCTCTGACAATCTCCTCCCAGGACATTCCACCCAGAACCTTGAGAACTGGAACCAGAAGAACAAGCGCTGCAGTAGCAACAACAAGCGCTGCTGCACCCGCAAGGGTTCCGGTCATCAAATATAGACCACCAGCAAGGATCAGAAGAGCTCCGCCAAGAGTAACAAGACCCTTGCCGATCTCCTCCCAGGACATTCCACCCATCTGTTCGACTGCCTTGCCGATGATTGAGATTGCAGCACCTACAAGAACTAGTGCAGCGGCTTGAGCAACCATATTTGGAGGCATGAGCCACATTGCTCCAGCAATCACAAGCAAAGAACCACCAATCCCAACCAATCCCTTACCAATAACACCCCAATTCATCTTCCCAAAGGTTTCTACAGCCTTTGCAAGGATGTTCAGGGCAACACCAAGCAGAGTCAATGCAGCAGCCTGAGCAATCATATTTGGAGGCATGAGTCGCATAGCTACACCAACAGCAAGTAGTGTTCCAGCTACTCCAGCCAAGCCCTTACCCATCTCTGCCCAGCTCAAGTCTGAGAACGACTTCACGGCAAGAGCAAGAAGGTTCAGTGCTACACCGAGAATTGTGAGTGCTGCGGCCTGAGCGATCATATTTGTAGGCATCAATCGCATGGTTCCGGCAATGACGAGAAGAATTCCTGCTACTCCGGTAAGTCCCTTCAGAATTTCACCCCAACTCAGGGTCGACATGACCTTTACTGCTAGAGTGAGAATAAGAATGGCTCCCGAAAGCATGATAAGACCCGCGGAGATGAGTGGGATCTTGATGAAGCCTGCTCCAGTAGCAATGCTTCCAAGCATCTTCATTGCAAGCATGAGTTCGGTCATCATGACACCCATACCAGCCAAAGCCTTGGCTAGTGCTGCTGAATCGATGAGTGAAAGAGCGACAACCGACAGGGTTAGGATACCCACGGCTCCTGCAATCATCAGAAGGGCCTTGGCCTTGATCTGAGTTTGCATTGCTTTCAAAGAACCCGTGAGACCGTCGAAGATTCCACTGAGTTTCCCGAGGAATCCGCCTCCTACGTCGACATTGATGCCATTTGAGAGGAACTTTTTGATTAGGAGGACAATGCCCCCGAGTAAAACTGTGTTAATCGTGTCGAGGGCTGAAGAATAGTTCCCATTTGAAAGTGAATCGGCTATTGCTTGACCAATTCCTCCAAATAGTCGTGCAATTCCGTCAATAATCTGACCGAACATCGGAGAAAGCTTCTTGAGCGTGTTAAGGAAGACTCCCCAAGCAGAATTCAGGGTACTTAGGAGACTTCCAAGAGGACTAAGACGATCTCCGATCTTTCCAAGCGCATCTCCGGTGGAATTGATCATTTCATTCTTACCATCGAAGATGTCTCCAAGAGCAGCGCCTAGTGCACCAAGAATCTTGATCGGGAATGCTAGAACTGTTCCCAATCCATCGAAGAACTTGGTAAGGAATCCACCAGACTTGATTGCCTTGTCAAGATTGACCAAGAAGTCGCCAATCCCTGCTGTGAATGAAAGAACTCCACCACTGGCTTCTCCTACAGCTCCGAACATCTTCCCAAACATGCCCATTATTGCTACAATGACCTGTTTACCGATATCGAAGATTGCAAAGACTCCTGCGAAAGTTCTCTTCAGATTATTAGCGGCTTCTGATCCCATTTTGAGGCCTGCAAAGAAGTCTTTAATGGTAACTGTCATACTGAAAAGATCTCCTGCAGTTTTCTTTGGGAAGATCTCTCTGAAAGCATCTTTCAAAGGTTGGAGTACTGACATCAGTGCCGAGAAAGCATTCTTGATGGCTTGGATGGCTACTTCTCGGCCTCCCATGTCTTTCCAGGTCTGCAACATCTTGTTTCTAGCCGCACTCATCTGGTTAATGACTGAGTTAATCGAGGTACTTAGGGAGGTGAAGGTGGACTTGGCCTCGTCGAAGGTACCGAAGACTATCTGCCAGGTCTGTGCCCATCCGGACTGTGCGGTCTCCTTGGCAACGTCTAGGACTGTCCCCAGGGTCTTGACCTGGGTTGCCGCAAGCATTGCCGCCTTGGCCTGCGTCTGGATCGCATAGATCTCGGCTCCGCTAAACCCTTCGGCGGCTAGTTGAGCGTCCGTTAGGTCGCCAGTAAACTGGGCGAGTGTCTGGGTAAGGACCTTTGACGTAAGCCAAGATTCCTCACCCGGCTTTGCTGAGATGGAGTTACGGAAGGACTCGCCGTTAACGGTTACAGTCTTCATGCTTCCACTCAGAGTTACAGCGCCCTTGTTCAGGGTTCCCATATGCTCGGCGTTCATAGCAAGGGCTCGCTGGAAGACAGCGCCACCCATTCCTGCATTGACAACCGAGTTCCAGTCCTGCAAGTTCACGCGCCCGGCCGCGAGCGCCTGAGACAGTTGGTACATTGCTGTTGATGCCTGCTGTGAGTTCGAGCCAGACAGAGCAGCCAAGTTGGCGATACCCTTGATAGCATCGACCGAGGTCTTCAGATCGACACCGGCGGCTGTGAAGGTACCGATGTTACGGGCCATCTCGCCAAAGTTATAGATGGTCTTGTCTGAATAGGTGTTCAACTCTTGAAGAGCCGCGTTGACATCCTTGAGCGTAGTGCCAGCAGCCTGTGTGTTAGCCAAGACTGTCTGGATCGCATTAAGGTTTGTCTCGTACTCTCTCAGACCACCTATGATTGGATCAACAGCGAGAGACTTTGCAATTTGCAGGCCCGCATTGACTGCCTTGTTGGTGAGGTTGGCTAGGGCAGTAACACCAATGGTAGCCAATCCAAGGAACTTGTTTGCAGCACCTTCGATCGTCGCGCCGATGTTTCCAAGACTGAACTTGGATGCGGTGGACTGAAGGTCATTCATCCCCTTTGTGGAGCCGGCGAATTCCAAACTCTTCTTCAACTTATCGAGCGTAGACATCGTCACGCTTACTGCAGATTCGAATGCAGTGTTGTCGAACTTGAGTTGGACGATGCGATCGTCGATACTGCTCATGAGCTGGTCACCACCCTCCACACATCGGCTGCGATTTGATCGAAGATTGGTTGAACTGCTGGATTGATGAAGTCACGTCCTTGCACATACCCGCCATTCCTGGTCCCATGCCCATAGTGAAGAAGAATCGCGATAGGAAGATTCCCTCCTCCTACTGTGTGCGAGTTTCTCCAGACTATGGAATATGTCTTACCCTTTCGAACGATCTCGTAGTACCAGGAGCCTGCAGTTAATCCTGTCTCTACGGGAGTAGCGCTCGAAAGAACAGCGACACCCATCATACCATATTTGTCCAGTTGAGAAAGGACGTCATTCCTGACCATCTTCGACATGAAGGCGTCCAAATTCTTGAAGGAGCCCTTCTGGACGAAACCTATCACGACTCCTCCTTTTTAACCATCGAGATACTTGTAGGGAGAAACTTCGAGTATTCCATAGTTAAACGAGGTGGATATAGTTCCGACCTTGTATGCATGCACCATAATGTTGGTTGTTCCTTTAACAAAATCCAATTTGATTTTAACTGCACTCGAACCGGCGTTTGCTTGAGCTGCACTAGTTGCTTGATACAGGGAAGATCCCCATCCTAAAGCAGGTGCAGCATTCACATTTGATCCGTCTGTTGCGATACTAACGCGAAGATCTCCAACACCAGCAGCACAGTTCATCCATCCCTGAAGTGTAATATCCACAGTCATTGGGAAACGATTAGTTATGGATGCTACGTTTCCATAGACAGATGCCCATGCAGTCGCTGTGATGACGTTTGTGGTTCCTGGATTATAAATAAATGGATCAGGAAGTCCTCCACCTGTCCAGATCCATGCAGACCATGTTCCACCTGTATTTTTCGTGCGTGTCCATGTAGTTGGATGCGCTTGATCTTGCTCAACTGCGACCTGTCGCGTCAAAGCACCTGATGTTGTGACGTCTACCCACCAAGAACCTGCATTCCCATGTGGAGTATTGGTCATTGTGGTTCCGTAGTAGGAACCTTTTGTGGTCTTTGTGTTCAGATCACCATTGTTGATGACTGTCACACCAGGAGCAACACCTTGGATACCCTGAATTCCTTGGATACCCTGAATTCCTTGGATTCCATCAATCCCTTGAAGACCTCGGATTCCCTGGTCTCCCTTTGCACCTGCTGTTCCAAGCACATGTCCAGCATCTATAGTTGATGCATCATGCCTTGTGAGGATCAATTCGCCAGTACCATCAACTGCTCCGCTCACAACGGAGGCGGCCTCGATCTCCAACATTCGTTCTGCAGTGAGACCTGTTACTTCAGCCATTACTCCTCCTTACCACGAGCGGATTCGGTAGGTTTGCGGGTCGATGTACTCGGCTGATGGTGTGATGATCCTGAATGTTGTGGGGTCTGTCATTGTAATCCACTCATCTGGACCAATTGCTGTCCAAGTTCCATCTCCATGATCTATGACACGGAATAGTGCCAATGAATCAAACAATTCGACTACTTCAGTCGCATTAAGCATTCGTGGTTCTGAGCCCTCAGATCCATACAATGCATCCTCAAGAACAGTTAGAACCCAAGGATATGTTCTGTTTGAATCGATCACTAGATGTGAACTTGCACCGACATCCTGGATTTGCATTGGAACTGTAGATAGATCCCACTTAAATATGGTTGCATCAGGACTGTCATCTGTCGTGGAGTAATCGCTGTCATCGACAGAAGTTACTGCATTGTAAACGAGATGCAGTTCGTACCCTTGGAAAAGGGACACTCTGTAGCAGAAATCGAATGGAGTTTCCAAGTACCCATCGGGATATGTGAATGCCTCAATCGAAGCACTGAATCCTTCGGTTGAGCGCTGTTGAATATACTTCTTCCCGTCAAAGTAGCCCACTCTGACATTTGAATCTGTGATTTTCTCTGCTACTGAGATCAAACCGTTCCATACAATCGGTCCGTAAATGCGAGAATATAGAACACCTTGGTCAACACCAAAAGAGAGAATTCTATCCTCAGGAAGATCCCACTCGAGCCTACTCATCAGAACATTCCAACAAGTTCTGCTGGAGACGGAAGACTGGACGATGTCGACTCTGTTCCATAGATATGGTTCTCGAGAACGACTAGAACCGCGGGATCGGTCTTGGTTGAATCAACTACAAAGTGCGAAGTCGGACGAATTCCATCCAACTCCGGAGGATTTGTAGTGATTCCCCAACTCATCGTGTTCGGATCTGGAGAATCCGTGATTGTTGAGTTTGTACGGTCAGATGGAGCAGCAAGAGCATTGTATACGAGATGGATTTTGTAACCAAGTTCAGTATTGATGTCGTTTCCGATCAAAGTTCTGTAAGACAGACCAAACTGCTTACGCTTTTGCTGGGTTACGACCAATCCACTCATCAATTCGAACGATCCGTCGCATGGACCGAACTCGTGCGGACTTGAGAAGGCTTCGAGGGTCGCTTCAAACTCTTCGGCGGCCATAAGTTGCGCATAGTTGAAGCCATCCAGATAATATTGGGACAAATTTCCCCCGGAGGATTTTTCCTGTACTGAAATCAGACCATTCCAGGGAAAACCCGAATCGTTCACGAACAAAACGCCTCTATCGACGCCCGTCTCGTAGAATCGCTCACCGGGAGTGCCCCAACTGAGTCTTGTCACTGTAGGCCTCCCTAACCTCGAGTGTTTAGCTGAACTCTTCGCTGTGCATTGAGTTCTCGGTTACGAGCAGCAAGTTCTCGAGCCGACATCTTCTTCGGCGGAGCATTCTTCTGATTGCAAACTCTGATTAGAGTGAACAATCGGTTCAAATGCCAGTTCTCACACTCCATTGGGATCGTCAGACTGATCATCCAGTAGTAAATTACCTCTGCAGTGACGATTTCTTTGCTTGGTCTCGACTTCTTGTCCTCCGAGAACCAGGTAGCAGTCATCTTTGCATTGATGTAGGTATTTACTGCCTCAAGGTTCTCGGTTGAGAGTCTTGAGTAAAGGTCTGACGGGATACCAGTGGAGATTGCCATGCACTCAATGTAACTGAGCGCCTCAAAATCAGTTTTCGGGTCTTTTCCGAGAAACGGTTTCTCGAACAATGACTCCCATTTTGACAGTGAGATCAGAGAGTGCTCAAGATTTAACACAAAGTCCTCTGAAGTTGTGAACTCTTTGGTGTCTTCGTTAAAGAGTTCAGTTCCAGGAACAATAATTGTGAGCA